AGGTGAGCAAGTCTCAGAAGTATTGCATTATGAATTTGAGGTAGAGACACTCATGTTCACAGAATCAGCGGGTAGATCAGGTAAAAGAATATCTACTGGATTCTCAAAGAAAGCAGATAAAGGCATTCGAACAACTAAAGCAGTCAAGGCAGTCGGATGTAATATGCTGAAGATGCTAGTTGAACAAGATCAATTGATATTGAATGACTTTGACACAATAAACGAACTATCTACATTTTCTAGAAAAGCTAATTCTTATGAAGCAGAATCTGGTTGCCATGACGATTTAGTTATGGGATTAGTGCTATTTGCTTGGATGACAGATCAAATGTTCTTCAAAGAAATCACTAACATAAACACAGTTAACGCTCTAAGACAGAGAAACGAAGAAGAGTTGGCAGAAAGTCTACTGCCAATTGGATTCAACGACTACGACATGGATAGCGATACTGCTGACCGAGTTGCAGTCTCAGATGACGATAATAGTTGGTTAAGCTAAGTTCTCAATATTATAAATATAGAAATAGAAAATAAAAGAAGTTTGTAACTTACAAAATAAACAAGGAGAAATCAACAATGGCCTTTCAAACAAGTCCAGGCATTAACGTCAGCGAAATCGACCTAACAAGTGCTACCCCTGCGGTTGGAACGACCGAAGGAGCAATTGCAGGTGTATTTCGATGGGGTCCAATCAACGAAAGAATTTTAGTTACCTCAGAGCAAGAATTAGTTTCTAGATTCGGTGAGCCGTCAACCCGATATACTGGTGCATATGCTCCAGAAAACTTATGGACAAACCATGAGACATTTTTAACAGCGGCCAATTTCTTAGGCTATAGTGATGCACTTTTCGTAACTCGTGCAGTAAGTGATACTGCTGTTATCGCCGTTAAAGGTGGCGCTGATGAATTTAAAGCCAAGTATTATGGCGAGTTAGGAAATTCTATTCAAGTATCTCACTGCGATAGCACATCTTTCGCTTCCGCAAGAGTTGGCACATCTACTGTAGATATCACTTCAGGTAATAGTTCTGGTACTTTTACCGGTTTTGCCTCGCAAGCACAAGCACAAGCACTCAAAAAGGGTGACGTAATCACAGTTGGTGAACAAAGCTTGACACTAAAAGCTGATGCTTCGGTTTCAGGTGGTGGTGCTGGCACTGAATTTACATTCGAATCTGATACCGCTCCAACTTCTTACGATCATACTGTTGACACTGACGGTGGTGTATATATACACGATGCTACAGATACATTAGGTACGAGTATTATTCAGTTGGGCACAAGCCAAACCATTGCAAAAGGAACTCCTGTTGTATATGACACAACATCTGGCGGTCTTTTAACTGGTTTAGTAGACGATAAAAACTACTTCATTATCCCAGTAGAAGATGTCGCAAAAACATTCGACTTCGATGCCATCTCTACAGATGATGAAACAATTACATTCGGTTCTGCACACGGCTATGCGGATGGAGATCGTGTTATATTCAACACGAATAGTCAGGCTGCTGTCACTAATCTAGCAGACGGCACTAAGTATTATGTTCAAGTAGAAAGTGCAACAGTAATTAAGCTATATGACGAAGTTCCTGCTGTTGGCGTTGACGCTATTGATATCACTGCACCCGCTTCAGGTAATACGGGCTATACATTAACCCAAGTTGGTGTAGAGACTAGTGGCGCAACAAATATGTTTAAACTAGCAGATACTCTTGCTAAAGCAAACAGCTACTCAGAAAGTAATCAAAATAACGTACAAATCACTGCTGTTGCGGCAGGCACTAATAAGTTAACAACTAAAGCTGGTACGGTTACTGCAACAGCAAACTTTATTGAGAGATACACAGGCATCACTAACATAACTAGTGGAGAGTACACTAAGCAGTGGGGCGATGCAGACATCTTCGACTCTGCTCCAGATACAGGAAGTGTTCATGTTGTTGTCAAGGATTCTGATGGTAAACTTACTGGGACCGCTGGCGCTATTGTAGAAAGATATGATAATGTATCGCTAACGGCAGGTGCTAAAAGTGCAGACGGATCTACAAACTTCTTATCGGATGTTCTTGTATCATCTTCTGACTGGATTTCGTTGACTGATGCAGGTTCAGCCGCATTGAGTGGTGCTGTTTCAGCTACATCTTTGACTGGTGGTAGTGATGGTAACGATGAGACTGATATTCCAATCGGTAAACTAGCTTTAGCGTATGATCTTTATAAGGATGCCGCTGATGTAGATATCTCGTTTGTTCTTCAGGGTAAAGCACGAGGAGCGACAGGACACGAACTCTCTAACTACATCATCGACAATATTGTAGAAGTTCGTAGAGATTGTGTAGCATTTGTTTCTCCTGCATACGCAGACAATATGACTCCATCTTCTATAGTAACCTTTGTCGCCAACTTAACTGCAAGTAGTTTTGCAGTCGTTGACAGTGGATATAAATACCAATACGATAAGTATTCTGACGTATATCGTTGGGTTCCTTTGAATGGCGACATCGCTGGCTTGTGTGCTAGAACAGACGATCTACGAGATCCATGGTTCTCACCCGCAGGATACAGCAGAGGAAATGTTAAGAATGTTGTTAAGTTAAAAGTTAATCCTAATAAAGCGCAGAGAGATTTACTATACAAGAATGGTATTAATCCAGTAATTACTCAGCCAGGTCAAGGCACTGTACTATTTGGTGATAAGACTTTTGCTGGCACTACTAGCGCATTTGACAGAATCAATGTCCGTAGACTGTTTATCGTTCTTGAGAAGACTATTGGCCAAGCATCTAAGTCAACATTATTCGAGTTTAACGATGAGTTCACTAGAGCATCGTTTGTAAACTTAGTTGAACCGTTCTTGAGAGATGTTCAAGGTAGACGAGGCATTTATGACTTTAAAGTTATCTGTGATGAATCTAACAACACCGGTCAAGTGATTGACACTAACCAATTTGTTGGCGATATCTATATCAAGCCAGCACGTTCAATCAACTTTATCCAGTTGAACTTTGTTGCCGTTAGAACAGGCGTAGAGTTCTCAGAGATCGTTGGTGCGGCTTAATAAATAATTAGACAACAAACAAGGAGATAAAAAAGATGGCTTTCAACATCAATGAAATTAAAAGCCAATTGACCTTCGGGGGTGCTAAGGCATCCCTGTTCCAAGTAGCTATCACCAATCCCATTAATGGAATTGCTGATCTTAAAACACCATTTATGGTGCAGGCGGCACAGATTCCTGAAGCTACTATTGGAACAATTGAAGTTCCGTACTTCGGTCGTAAGGTTAAGATAGCGGGAGATAGAACATTCGCTGAATGGACTGTAACTATCATTAACGATGAGGACTTCCTTATTCGTAACGCTATGGAGCAATGGATGGCTTCCATCAATGCTCATGAAGGAAACACAACTCAGTTAGGTAGTGCAAGTGCTTCTGAATATAAGAATCAAGCACAGATTACTCAATATTCAAAAACTGGCGCACCTTTAAGAACTTATAACTTTAATGGACTATTTCCAACATCTATCGGTGCTATCACTATGGATTGGAACACAACTGATGACATCGAACGATTTGATGTTACTTTCCAGTATGACTGGTGGAATGTTTCCGGTGGTATCACTGGGGACGGTGGTACAAACGTATAAACTTGATAACTATAATCAGGGGAGAGTACCCCTCTCCCTTAATTAGAGGATAAAATATGGCTGAATTATTTGGATTTTCGATCAAACGTAAGACAGCAGAAGAGAATGTTAATATTCCCTCTTTTGTTAGACCGGACGCTGAAGATGGCTCTATCGACATTGCCGCAACAGGTACTGCCGCTAGTAGCTATCTAGATCTAGCAGGAACCGCAAGATCAGAAGCAGAACTCGTACAAAAGTACAGATCAATGCTACAGCAACCAGAGGTTGCACAGGCAGTAGACGATATTGTAAATGAAGCGATAAGTATCTCTTCAGACGATAAAGTGGTCGAGTGTGTTACAGATGACGTTGATCTGGCCGACAACATCAAAAAGAAAATCAGAGAAGAGTTTGATGGTGTAATGAGGCTATTAGACTTTTCTTCTACTGGTTATGAAATATTTCAGAAGTGGTATGTTGATGGAAGACTTAATTATCATGTTATGATTGATATTAAGCAACCTCGAAAAGGTATTCAAGAGTTGCGTTATATCGATCCAAGAAAGATTCGTAAAGTTAGAGAGTTTGATAATAAGACTCAGGGGTCTAATGGACAAGATGGTAAGTTTTTAACAAAGCAAGTTAAAAATGAGTACTATATTTTCAGTGAGAAAGGCTTTTTAGGTCAAGCCGGCAATCAGATTGGTCAACAAGGAAGCGAGTTGGCGGGACTGAAGATAGCGACAGATTCTATTGTTCACGCTAACTCGGGTCTATTTAATGAGACTAATTCACTAGTCATCTCTAACTTGCATAAGGCAAATAAGCCTTTGAATCAGTTGAGAATGATGGAAGATGCTGTAGTTATCTATAGAATATCTAGAGCGCCTGAAAGAAGAATTTTTTATATCGATGTAGGTAATCTGCCTAAGATGAAAGCAGAGCAATATCTACGAGACATGATGACTAAGCATAAGAATCGCTTAGTGTATGATGCAAGTACTGGTGACGTAAAAGATGATCGCAAGCATATGAGTATGACTGACGATTTTTGGTTGCCACGAAGAGAAGGTGGAAAGGGTACAGAGATCACTACATTGCCTGGTGGTCAGAATCTAGGTGAACTAGATGATGTATTATATTTTCAGAAGAGATTATTTAAGTCTCTGAATGTGCCCATCTCTCGCATGGAAACAGATACTGGATTCTCACTAGGTAGAGCAACAGAGATATCTAGAGATGAGATTAAGTTTAGTAAGTTTATCAGCAGACTGAGATCACGATTCTCTACGCTTTTTGATAAAATTCTTGAGAAGCAGTTAATTCTTAAAGGAATCATTAAACCTGAAGAGTGGGCAGATATTCAATCTTCTATCAGATATGATTTCATGCAAGACAACTACTTTGAAGAGTTGAAAGAAAGTGAAGTCTTGAGAGAAAGATTAGGTATGCTTCGTGATATTGACGAGTATGTTGGTAAATATTATTCAGCAGATTGGGTTAGAAAGAATGTTCTCATGATGAACGAAGATGAAATCGAGCAGATGAGAGACGAGATAGAAGAAGACGAAAAGGACTCGAATGAGGCAGAAGGCGATTTTGGAGAGTTTGAAGACACAAAACCAAAAGATGATGCTCCAGAAGATGATTTTGCAGAGTTTGAGTAGCCTAATTAGTAATTGTAATAAAATATAAATAAACATATAAGTAAGGAGATAGACATGAGTGTTAGTGATTTGATTAAGAGTGCGGTGGATAAGGATGCAGGTTCATTCGAGTCTTCGTTTAATAGTGTTATGGCAGACAAAATGACAGCGGCTATCGAAACAAAATACGACTCTATGTTTGGCGCATCCACTGATTCGGTGGAAGTAGACGTAGAAGCAGATACAGAATAATAAAGGAATCAAAATGAAATCTTTTAAGCAGTTTACAACAGAGTCAATTCACAAAGAGATACAAGATCTCGGTGACAATGCTTCCGTAGAAAAGCAACAGGCTTTCATAGATAAGCATCTTGTTGATAAAAAAGGGCTACCTGACGGATACAAGGAAGCAGAGGTTCTCGATCTATCTGCTAATCGTCTTGCCGATCTTGAAAAGGGTCAAGATAGAGAAGTCTATGAAGCTGTCGAGTTTACTGAAGAAGAGATGACTGACGCCCAGAAAGAGAAGAAAGAAAAGATCGTTAAAGAACTCAAGAAGAAAATGTCTGAGTTTAAAGATCGCTACGGCGACAAAGCTACTGACGTTATATACGCAACTGCCACTAAGATGGCAATGAAAGATGACGAAGAAGAAGTTGAAGAGTCTTATAAAGAAGGCTACTACTCAGAAGGCGTTATTGCTGATCTAGAGAAGATCGTTAAGACTAAAAGCGCAGGACAAGTAAAATTCAAAGATGGTAAGAAGCAGAAGATCGATCTCTTCTCAGCATCTGCTGTGCTTAATGCGTACAAATCGTTAAATTCAGTTAACAAGAAAAAGGTTGAAAGTATGTTATCTGACAAGACACAGTTTACTCGATTCGTATCTTTCGCAATGCAAGCGGCTTAACACAGGACTAAACATATGAGCTTACTAATCAAAGAAATCGTTGAAGACGTAGAATATATCACAGAAGCCAAAGAAGATGGTACTAAGCAGTACTTCATCGAAGGCATCATTATGCAAGGTGACATCAAGAACCGTAATGGTCGTATGTATCCTAAAGAGATCCTTGCTAAAGAAGTTAAGAGATATAACGAAACTTACGTTGAAAAAAACAGAGCATATGGTGAGTTAGGTCACCCTGCAGGTCCAACGATTAATCTTGATCGTGTATCTCATATGTTCA